GTTTTCAAAGCTAGATAGCGTGCGTCAAGAAGCCTTGATAGACCTGTCGTTTAATATTGGTCAGACCAAATTGCGTAAGTTTGTTAAAGCCTTGGGGCACATGGCTGATGGTAATTACGAAGAAGCTGGACAAGAGTTCTACCGTAGCCGATGGGCAGAGCAAGTGGGCGACCGATCATTAGAAATTTGCCAGATGATTAGCTCTGGGGAGTATCAAAAACGATGAAAGTCTCACATGCACCTAAAGTAAACGAAGAAGGCAATATTGAACCAGCGCACGACATAGAGATTTTATGTGCCGAATGTGGATATGATATAGACGAGAGCGAGTTGGAAGCAGATACTTGTTCTGATTGCGGTGCTTCACTAAACTTGAGGCAGAATACGTCAATCGTAGTAACAACCCTACCGCCAGTGTTTGGCGAATCAATGTGACGGGTTATGTATGCCATTACAAAAATTAGCGTTAAAACCGGGGGTTAATCGAGAGAATACCCGATACACCAGTGAAGGTGGGTGGTACGAATCCGATAAGATTCGCTTTCGGCAAGGTACACCGGAAAAGATTGGTGGGTGGCAGCGTATATCGGATGCTACCTTTCTTGGTGTCTGTCGCTCCTTATGGAACTGGGTAACGCTAGGCAGTCAAAACCTCATTGGTGTCGGTACTAACCTCAAGTTCTACCTTGAGAATGGTGGTGCCTACAACGACATAACACCTTTACGTAGCACTGTAAGCCTCACTAACCCGTTTACCACTACTAATGGCTCTCCCACGGTTAGTGTTGTAGACGCAAATGGCGGCTATGTATCCGGTGATTTCGTCACTTTTTCCGGTGCTTCTGCTGTTGGTGGGCTTACCCTAAACGGTGAATTTCAGATTACCATCGACACCACGGCGACAAATACCTACCTCATAACAGCTTCCAGCAACGCCACTTCTACGGCAACTGGAGGCGGTACCGTCTCTGCTGCATACCAAATCAATACCGGATCGGCTTATGTAGTACCACTAACAGGGTGGGGAGCAGGGTCTTGGGGTGCTGGTACATGGGGCACTGGTGGTACGTCTGACACGCAAATACGCCTCTGGTCACAGGCTAACTTTGGTGAAGATCTGTTGTTTGGGCCGCGTGGCGGGCCTATATACTACTGGGATGCTACGTCAGGGCTTACCTCTAGGGGGGTATTACTCTCGTCCGTATCACCCGCTACAGCCAACGTACCGACCGTACAAGACGTTATTTTGGTGTCAGATATCAGTCGATTTGTGTTTTGTTTCGGTTGTAACGCACTGGCTAGTGCCACTAAAAACCCGATGTTGATCCGTTGGTCAGACCAAGAAGACTCTACCCAGTGGACTCCTGCGGCAACGAACCAAGCAGGTAGCCTACAGCTATCTAGGGGCGCTGAGATCATAGCGGCTAAACAAGCCCGTCAGGAAGTCCTAGTATGGTCAGATTCGGCCCTGTATGCCCTTCAGTACGTTGGTGCCCCAGTAGTATGGGGAGCGCAGCTTGTCGGTGAAAACATCTCCATAGCCTCTCAGAATGCGGTAGCGTACGCCAACGGTGTGGCCTACTGGATGGGTGTGGATAAGTTCTATAAGTACGATGGTCGCACCCAACCACTGCCTTGTAACCTGCGTAAGTTCGTCTTTAACGACTTTAATACTGCCCAGTATCGCCAAGTGTTTTCGGGCACTGTAGAGGCATACCATGAAATTTGGTGGTTCTATTGTTCTACAGAATCTAGCACAGCAGATAGATATGTTGTGTATAACTATCTGGATAACATTTGGTATTACGGCACAATGGATCGCACCGCATGGTTAGATTCGGGATTACGAGACTTTCCGTTGGCTGCGACTTACAATAACAATCTCGTGAATCAGGAAGAAGGCGTCGATAATAATGAGCTAGGGGACAGTACGCCAATACACGCGTATGCCACTACTGCTGAGTTCGATCTAGATGACGGACATCAATTCAACTTTATCTGGCGTGTACTTCCTGATATCACGTTTGACGGATCTATAGCCGCTAACCCGAGCGCCGTTATGACGCTATTGCCTATGCAGAACTCTGGCTCTGGATACAACTCCCCTGCTTCGGTAGGTGGGTCAAATGATGGTACGATTGTTCGATCTGCTGTGTTACCTATAGAGAAGTTTACCGGACAGCTTAATACGCGAGTTCGTGGGCGGCAGATGGTGATGAAGATAGAGTCTACCGAATCGGGTGTAACATGGCAGTTAGGCTCACCTAGGTTGGATATGCGGCCTGATGGACGACGCTAATGGCTGGAGACAATACCAGATATGACGTTCCGTTCCGTGCCCCAGCACTGCCCTATGCCCCGCAGGTATACGATCAGGAGTCATTTGAGCAGTTTAATAATGTACTTCGGATATACTTTAACCAGCTAGACAACGCGCTGAGAAACGCTATGGCAGTCCAAGAACCGTACCAATTACAAGTATCGAAAGGCCAGATAGCTGGGGCCAGTTCGTTGTATAAGTTTGGGTACAACCCCGACATTAACGGTACAGAAGAAACAGTTTGGTCGCAGGGTGGTAATGTAACGTGGCCTACAGCGGCCTTCACCGCGTTTATCAGCAGTTCTAGTACAGCAGATGCAAGTGGTGGTACCGGAGCTAAAACCGTAACCGTCGAGGGGTTAGACGAGAACTACGCAGCCCAGACTGTTACCGTCAGCATGAACGGCCAGACTCAGGTACAGATTGGTGATGCTTCCGGTTGGTTGCGTATCAATCGTGCGTTTGTTGCTACGGCTGGAACAGGGGGCACCGCTGCCGGTACGCTCTATATCGCTAATAGTGGCGTTACTTCTGGGGTTCCAACAGGTATTACCTACGCAAGTATTACAGATGGCAATCAAACGCAAATGGCGGTATACACCGTCCCGGCTGGGCATACGCTCTATCTCGATGATTTGATCTTCACCGCTGCCATATCACAGGCTAACAATTACGCTACGGTCAAGTTGGATACGAGAGACTTTGGGTCAAACGTATTTAGGACAAAGTTTATTAACGTGCTGCAAAGTAACGAACTAGTGATTGACTTTGAGTTTCCTTTGGCGCTGTCTGAAAAGACAGACATGGAATGCCGTGCTGTAACCAGCAACACAAACAACCAGATCGGCGCATCATTTCAGGGGGTGCTAATAGCAGACTGATATGAGCGAATTTTTTGGAAGAAGAACGCCCGGATTTGTTCCGGGGTATACCGATGTCCTTGACAATCGACAGACGAATGACCCTGATTTAGTTACGGGTGATCGCTACATGAATGACACTAGCAGAGACACGCAAAACCTCATGTCTATGCTTAACTCTTATTTTGAATCCTTGAACGTAAGTAAGGCTGTAAGAGAAACAACCACCGCGTTTGTTTTAGGGCTTCAAGGTATGCAACGCAACCTAGTTGAGTTAGGTATGCGACAGGTGTTTGACCAACTTGAGGCAGGTGCCGATAACATAAATAACCCGCTTCGTGAGGGCTTCATAGGTGGACTAGGGCAGTTAGAGTCTTATGCGCCAGAGTTATATGAATTCTTTGACGATATTTTTGGTGATAACGATACTATATCTAATATAGAGTTTGGGGCAGCTTTTGGTATACCTGAAGAAAAATTACCCTTCACAGAGAGTGCATTGTTAGAAGCTATTAGCGAGCTACCTAAAACACTTACTGACGGTAACGATTATGAGTTATCAGACGAAGACAAAGCAACATTATTAGGTAGTGACCCAACAGAAGTGAATTTAGAGGATTACGTAAACGCACGGTATGTAACCGCCGCAGAAGCTGCCAATATAATGCGAGAAGAGGGTTATAGCCTTAACGATACTGACGAACTTAAAGACTTTACCGGACAACGAAATCAGGCCGATACTACTACCGCTATTGAGGATTACGTAGACCCTCTAGTGCTATCTAGAGAAGAATTAGAAGCCATTGCAGCCGAACAAGGGTATAAATTAAATGTTGCTGATATCGAAAATTGGGTAGGACAAAGTGACGATCCTACTGGTGACCCTAATTACCAAACTAGAATAGGAGATCTTGCCGATTCAGAGTTTGATAGGAACGCGGTGACCCGTCAAGAACTAATCGATATGTCTAATGACCCAAATGTAGGGTATGTGTTCAGTCAAGAAGAACTTGAAGATCTAGTTGGCAATACTGATGAAGCGGCGTTAAAAGACAAATATGACCTGTTAGGTACATCCCGCGAAGAACTAGCACGAATAGCCCTTGATGAAGGTTATCGTATAGAAGATCTTACCGAAGAAGAAATAGAATCCCTTATCGGTAACGTAAAAGAATCAAAAGCGGTTGACCTTATCGACCCCCGTGCTACATCAGTAGTAGAGGTGCAAGAAGCTGTTAAAAATCGAACTGGTGATGACATTTCGACTACAGCAGCTCAACAGATACTGACCACAATACGTGACGAGAATGATTTAGAGTCTAATGTACCAATTAGCGAAGATCAGCTAAACACGCATGTAAAAGAAAGCATAGAACTAAATATTCAGTATCAGATAGAACGTATAACGACCCCAATACGCAATCTTATATTCGGGACTGGCCCCGGTGGTAAACCTAAAACAGTCCTTGAAATAATGGATGAGATCCTAGAGCAAAGAGCTGCTGGGCCAGCAGGTATGGGTGTTCCTATCAAAGTAACTTTTGACCCTACACAAGGGACATGGGCAGAACTAAAAATACCCGTACCGTTACCTGTGAATGGGCCACCTATTAAAGTGCCTTTGTATGATGCGGAAGGTAATTATATAGGCCCATCAAGCGCGGGAGAATTACTTGTAGACCCTACAACGGGGATAATAACGCAAGTAGAAGGTAATATAAGTCGGTCAGTAGGACAGGTTACTGGGAATGTCGTGCAGATTTTTGACGCTGCTGGTGAAGTTATCCGTTCAGTTCCGTTAGGGTTAGTAGGAGACTCTAGTTGGGAAGAAGGCGACCATAACCCCTTTGAACTTGATCCAGATAACACTGGAGACATAGTTCCTCAAACTGACGAGAATGGTAACCAAGTAAAAGAATATGGCGCTGACGGTCTTCCTATATACGAACAACTCGACGAAGAAGACGAAGAAACATTTACGACAGCAAGCCCTTACGATGTAGAACCGGGCGCTACAGATTCCGAAGCCGCAGAAAATTTTTACGGTAGTTTTCCAGACGATGTAGACCCCAATTCGTATGTAACGCAGCAACAACTTGCAGATGCTATCGATGCACTGGATATACCTGAAGATACAGTACGTACTGACGAAGAAATAAAAGAATTAGCTCAAGGCATCATAGACGAACTAGATCTACCTGAAGATACACAGATATCTGATGAAGATTTAGCTAGTGCAATAGGTACTTACCTAACGAATAACGGGTATATCACCGAAGATACTACGCGTAGTGACGAAGACATAAATACACTAATAGGCGAAGCTCTTACTGATTACGCTACTGTTCAGGGTGTACAAGACACACTAGATACTTACTTTGGAGAAGATGGGACTGTAACGGCCACATTAACTGCGCTTGGTTATGACACTGATGAGATAGAAGACATCCTAGGTACCCCTGCGGGATATGTAGACCCAATTACAGGAGAGGTGACTGAAGAGGCGAC